GCTCTTGAGCTGGCAGAGGACTGGTTTGCTGTCGGTTTCGCTACAGATGAGCCTGAGCGTATGCTTGGTTATCATAACGTGAATGTGCTGGTGGTGGGTGATGATGCTGCCGGTCTTAGTAATGATATCTTCGGCGCGATTGAGAATCCGCTTTCTACCGGCAATACCCATGAGTTGCTTCTCTCGAATCCTACTCAGTCAGTAGGTGCCTTCCGGGATACCTTTAACTCTGAATTATACAGGAAATTTCATATCTCAGCGTTTGATACACCTAACCTGGAGGGGTTTGGTATCACCCAGGAAGATATTGAATCCGGGGATTGGCAGAAGAAGTGGGGCGGTAAAGAGTTGCCGTATCCCCAGCTCATCAGCCCCCAGAAGGTCTATGAGCGCTATAAGGAATGGGGCAAGGGCTCTTATCTCTACGTTGTCTTTATCCTTGGAGATTTCCCCGATGCCGGGGTCAATAACCTGTGCCGGCTTTCAGATATCGAGTTCGCTATGTCAAGGGAGATTGAGCGGAAGGAATACGAGAAGAGTCTCCGGGTTGCTGCCCTCGATGTGGCGAGATACGGTGATGATGAATCGTGCTTTATATGCCGGCAGGGTAATAAGTTTTTCGACCCGGTTACCTGGGGACATCAGGAAACCGGCTACACGGTTGGCAGGACAATAACACTTATCAGGGAATACAAACCTGTCCGAACTTACGTTGATGTTGTTGGCTATGGTGCTGGCGTCTATGATATTCTCAAGAAGGAGATAGGCGAAGAGTATCAGATTGTCGAGTTTGATTCCGGTAAGCCCGCACTTGATACAGAACGATACCTCAACCTGCGCGCTGAGGGCTGGTGGGGTTTCAATAAGAAACTGTCTGACGGTGAACTGGATTTGCCTGATAACGATAAACTAAAGGCTCAGCTATCCGATATACGCTATACCTACACAACTAAGGGCTTGCTTCAGATAGAGAGCAAAGAGGATGCCAAGGCCAGGGGCAGCAAATCCCCAGATGCAGGGGATGCTGCTATGATGTGTTTATCCTCCAGGAGAGGTGGCGGGACACCGACGGTTTGGACATATTAGCCTGAATAGGACTGGGCTATGCCAGTTAGGAGTAGAAGATGACAAATCCAATAACAAGCGTATCAAGTCAAAGAATCGGGCCAACTACAGTCTCTAAAGGCGATGAACGATTACAGCCCCTTGATGATTGGGAATATTTAATCCACCATATAGAAGTGGATGAAAATGGCAAAGAAGTCATCCATCATTGTCTAATTTATGACCATATCGCAAATATGTTTGAGCAAAACCATCTAGTTGTGAAAAATGGCGTGCCATTCCTTAATGGCAGTAGACTGAAAGATGGCACATACCATTTATTAACGGGATTGGAAAATACTCAGGAAGCGGTATGGTCGGATGAGGATGCCCAAAACCAGGGTATAAAACCAAAAAGGATGATGCCAGGAATGACTACTCGGCAAAAAGCTAGGGAGTGGTAATGATAATACATCCCCGAAATTGGCAAGAGGTAGGTCAACCAATATCTATACGGGAAATCGAGGATTCGTTATTGGATGTTCTCCGAGGTCTAGACTGCCCGTTCCTATCATTTTCTGGCGGGGTAGATTCCACTTTGATGTTGTATTTAATGCTTGAGGTTTACCCTAGCGTAAACACCTTCGCTATAGGTTTATCAAACAAACACCGCGATATTTATTATTCCAATAAAGTAGCTTCGCTTCTCCCCAGTGTTCATCATCATATTTACATACCTCAAGGCATAGAGATTGAAAAGGAAAAGAGAGAGGGCGACTATCCTGGTGATGATGCTGTTCGCTTATTTTACAAATTCGTATCTAATCATACAGACAGGATAATCGCTTGCGATGGTATCGATGAGTTTATGTGTGGATATTTTAGGCATCAGGATAAACCTTCGGAGGATACATATTATGATATATTGTCGAAGCTAAGAGATGAGCAACTAATCCCGTTAAATGATAATTCTGGCAAGGTCAATGTATATCTGCCATATATTGATGAAAGAATAATAACAATACTCTCGCAAATACCTGTTTCTAGGAAAGTAGATATTCACTCACGGAAGAAAGTTCTCATTGAATTGGCGCAAAAGTATATCCCTAAATTCGTTATTGAGCGTAGAAAATATGGGATGTGCGATGCCTTGAAGTTAAACAAGGAGTAGATTATGGCTGCAAATGTAGAACCGAATATGCAATTGGTCATTGATAAAAAAACCGAGATGGATGACCTGTTCAAGCGGATGGACGAAGATAAGGACCTGGCTATCCCTATCCTTGACCCATACGAGATGACAAACCTTGATAAACAAAAGACTCCGGATGTTATCAATGTAACCATGAACGAGGCCAAGGTATTCCTTGACCGGGCCGGCGCCATTATGAGCGGTGCTAATATGCACCGCGTAGTTTTCGGCAGGGACATTGCCGACCAAGACACTACCACCATTGAGAATTTCTATGAGGATATCTACTACACTAATGACCTGATGGTGGCTAATGCCTTCTTTGTTTCGCTCTACGGATTCCTTGTCGAGCAGATACTTCTCCGCGGGTCTATGGCAGCTAGGTGCTTGATGAGAGAGGATGGGGATAAGTTCCTGCCCGATATCTCACCAATAGACACCCGGCATTTTATGTATGAGACAGATTCACAGGGTATTATATGGGGTGCCCCCGAGGTCTGGAGGACAAAAACACAGATTGAAAGAGATTGGGGTATTGCAATCAGGAGCAAGGGTGCCTGGGTTACCGACTTCTGGGATGATACTAACAATGATATTTTCATAGGTGGGCAACTTTATAAGGGGGGTAATGATAAAGAAAAACACCCGGAAAGAAAAAGGGAACATGAGCTGGGGTATCCACCTTTAATCTTTACGAAGTCAGGCGCCGGGCTTCAAAGCCTGGCGGATACTGGCATACTTAAATATCAGGGTGAGAGTGTTTTTGCATCAAATAGGGGATTGATTCCAGAATTACACCGGGCAGCTTCTATTTTCCAAACTCTCACATCTATGAGCTTTGAGGGTTCTTTGACTCTGCACAGGGAACAACCGGGTGGGGGACAGCCTAAAAGCCCTTATGGCCGTCGCAAAGTTACTGAGCTTGGCATACAAGAGAGCTATAAACTCGTCCCTATAAACGATGTCAGGAACGCTACCCGGCTACTCTATAATATGCTGGTCGGTGCTCTACAGCGTGGGGGCTTGCCTAATATAGACTACGGCAGCCTGAGCTTCCCATTGAGTGCTGTCGCTATCTCTAAGCTGACTGCTTCAAAGGATGCGATATTTATACCGAGGCTCAATGCGATGGCACTCTTCTACCGGGCTTTATCACAGATGATAAAGAAGCAGTATATCCAGGGCGGTTATACTGCTGAGCTGGGAGAGGAAGGTGCTGAAAGGGAATACTCCGCAGCCGACATCGATAAGAAGTTCTCTACCAAGTATGAGTTCCATTCCGTTTCGCCGGAGCAGGATATAGCTAATATGGCTATAGGGCAACAGCAGATTGCTTTAGGCTTGCCAAGGCGGTATGTCTATGAAAATACTATTAAAGTCGATGACGTTGAAGGCTTGTTAAATGAATCCAGGGATGAGAAAGCAGAGGCCGGGGATGTCGGCATTACACTCTACCGCCGGCTGAAGAGTATGGCCGATAAGGATGGTAAGTTCGATAAGGCTTCAGGTAAAGATTTAGAGGCTGAAATGATTACCCAGCAACTCGAAATGGTGATGAGGGCCAGGGCGATGGGGTCTCCTATGGGTATGGAGCCAGCAAGGGGTGGAATAGGTGCCGGCCTACAGGGTAAGCCACTGGTTGATTTATTCGACCAGGGTGGCGGTGGCGGACAACCAGCCGGGGAAGAAGAGGAGATGTCCGTCGAGGAATCAGAAAAGCGAGGCGAGCGCCGGGAAGACACAGTCCGAAGAAGCAGAGCGGACGAATAATATGGTTGACACCTTAAAAGA